GAACGATACGACGAACGGAATCGCGAACGATACGACGAACGGAATCGCGAACGATACGACGAACGGAATCGCGAACGATACGACGAACGGAATCGCGAACGATACGACGAACGGAAATGTATCGATTATACCAAAAAATGGTTTATTTGTTTGTGTGTGTGCTATAATAGTTATACCGTCAATACAAATACTGATCGGGCTCATATGTAAGCGATTTGTATATTATTAGTTGTGTATACGTTTTGGCGATGAATTGTGTGCGGACATGGTTTATTTTCCCGTCCTCAGTTTGTATAAATCATGTAAACTCATAATACGATATATCACGTATGCGGGTAATAGATTTGTCAATATAAAATCCGTATTACATCCAGATTTATTTGTTATATCGGTCTTAATGACGATACATTTATTTCCTGGTATATATTCGGGGGTTTCAAATGCGTTATCTTCATTAACTAATAAATCCCATTTCATCCACTTATTGTAATGCGCTATTAATGGGACGGCCTTTACATTTATCATTCCAATATACGAATCAAACCCACCCAATACAACGTGTAATGATGCGCGCACAAACATCAGTGGTACTAATGAAGAACCTCTAATCGACTTAGATGCGACAACGCGACACGGCTCAATAATATTATTACCTATATCGGGGTGTTTTTTTCGAAGTTGATACCAATTAAAATATTCCATTTCAAAAAGTTCACTATTCCCATCAACATAACGTGACGTGGCGACGATGGTGTCGTCCTTCCACACATTTATGTGAACTGTCGACGGACAAAAATCCAATTCGTCTTGAAACCTATTTTCATCTATACAATAATGGTCCGATGGAAATATATTATTGGTATTATCTTTAGACAATATATTGTACCTAAGACCAAACTCCCCCAATTGTATACGACAATTGGAATTCTTGGCAGTAAATCGGTCGGTTGTTATAGCAATTCCTTTTGGTAGATTTGTTTTTATTTGTTTTGATATATAGTTTACTACAACCTTACCCATTTTGTGTTTAAATACGGAGAACATTTGTTATACAATTGCATATAATATTTATATACAATTATGTGCTCATATGTAAATTATATAATAATTATATAATGTACTTTGGAGGGACTAAATGTGTTTGATAATATCTCACCGTGGATATTGTAATGAATCTGGTGTAATAGAAAATACTAGTGCGGCGATGATATGTGCAATTCGTATGGGTGCAACGGCGATTGAATTCGATATTCATATGGCGAAATGTGGTACAATGTTATTATTTCACAATTATTCGTTTGATAACAACAACACTACTTATTATATTACAGAAACTACATATGATGATATTCGTAGTATGATCCCGTCTGTTGAAACGCTTGACGAATTTCTAGTTAATATACACCGAGCCATACCTCTGACCACAATATCACAATTGACATGTGTAGTAGATGTAAAAACTTCATTATTCTGCGATGAAATTAATTTATTCGGAACATCATTGTTGGATTGTTTATCGTTATACCGAAGTAGGGGATTTAATTTTGTGACCACATCATTCAACCACTCGTTTGTACGTACGTTCGTTCGTACGTTTGTACCGACCGACGAATCGACCGACGAATCAACCGACGAACCAATTGGTGTTATCATATATCATGTTCCATCGAAACAAGATATTGAAATGTCCGAATTTCCAGAATGGATAGGTACAGACCATTCGCAAATATCTGTCGGCTTAGTGGATACGATGCATCGTTATGGTAAAAAGATTTTCGCATATACTCCAAATACGGAAGTGGAAATTCAAAAATGTATCAATGCTGGGGTTGATGGAATATATACTGATGAACTGGAATTGGCACAACGTATCAATGGTGTAAACAAAACAATTTATACAGATGTTATATAATTATAAAAGGCACTGAAATTGTATACAAATGCAATCAATACTTTCGACCGAACAGGATTGTTCTACGTATACAAATCCATATAGATTCAAATACAACAAAATATTCTACTCTAATGATGAAAAATTCACATACGATGCAATTCGAACTGATGTTTCGCGATACAGTGAATCAAAATTGCGGACCGAACATATAATTCCAGTCGAGACAACTAAAATTACGTACAATATGAGGATAAGCGATATTCACTATGAAATAGACGTTAGATTATTGGGATGTAACCACCGAATATTATGGGATGAAATATACAGATTGATATACCCAATAGTTCTATCAAAACCAGTTGGTATGAGACGAGGTATAATTGTATTGCGTGGATTCCAAAACGTACACCCAGATTTACACAGTGCACTATATGGTTATATTCAACAATGTAGACATGACAAGGATGTTGATATTGTTTTTTATATCCAAACAACATGTATTTCATTTATTAGGGATGATATTAGACAATCGTGTCGTCGAGTCAATATAATAAAAACACCAGAAACATTTGAATATATCAAAAATTATATACCAATATCGCCGACGAAAAACCCCCAACATATAAACAATATAGATATGAGTGAATTAGTTAACGATAAAGTTCATTGTGACATAGGGGGTCGTCTTCACGTGCGGACATGTGACGAATTAGTCCGAATGATTGGTTATGACTACGCGGTGCATAAGGATAATAATATATTCACAGATATACGAAATCGTTTGTATGATATTTTATTTCTGGATATTGATATGAATATATGTTTGTGGTACATAACTACCCAAGTGATTGATTTGTTTCAAACATCCAGTGTTCAAACATCGGAAATTATAAACGCATACATACGGTGCTTTATTGGTCACAATAATAATTATCGTCCTATATACCATTTAGAGCGTTTTATCCTTACTATTGTAAAGACTATACATTTTGAATCGGGCATAGGATCTGAATCGGATGGTAACATCGAAACATATGAGGTTAAACAAGGCATGTTTGATTTTGAATCTCCAGTTAAACAATCTTTCTCGTCAATCAATCGTTAGGCAATATAGAAAAATGGCGCTGACCCACCATCCAGATAGACCTATTGTACACGGTGTACATATGAATAAAATCGACCAAGCGGATCGGTTTAATGAAATACACGACGCATATGAATTGTTAATTCTATATGTGGAATCGACCGAGTCGACCGACGCGACCGAGTCGACCGACGCGACCGACGCGACCGACGCAACCGATTCATGCCAACAAACATCAATGTACTCTAATTTGTTAGGAAGTTTTATTGTATCGATTGTTGGAAATTGGACATCAGTGGAAGATGTTGTAGATCGGATATTTGTAAGTGGATACATCGATTCGATTGCATTGGATGACGCGAGTATTAATATTCTATTATCGGCACTTACAGTGAATCAATCTCTTGTAGCATCGGTTCTTGGTATTTCTTCAGAAACAGTGGTTGAATTACGGAATAAGATCGTATCCACGATCGATCGAAATCGACCCAATCGGGATAAAGATATAAAATCTTATACAATAAATCCAACCATAACGGATTGTTTTAATTCGATGATTGTAGAAGTTGTTTTTGATGGTATTACATATTATGTACCCAGTTGGCATTACAATGTATCATTTGATACGCCGTGTGGACGACTTGATGTATTAGTCGAAAAACCAACTTATCAGAATATAGGTTCCGATTTTGATATTGATGAGAACAATAATATTTTAGCGACACACATAAATCGAACGAGCGATATTATTACTAATAGAAGCCGATCGATTAGTGTGCTTATTGGAAAACAAACATTTCAAATTTTAGTTGCGAATATAAATATCCAACGAAAACAGGTACATATATTTAAAGGTATGGGAATTCCACGCATCGTGGAAAATGATATTTACAATTTCAACGATAAATCTGATGTTATAATATCACTTATTTTGGATGATGTAGTCGTATAATTGTCGTTATAACAATGTTATAAATATTGTGAATGTATGCAATCACAATATTCTAATATACACACAAAAATAAAAATAATAATAATTTCTATAATAATTTCTATAATAATAATTGGTTAGTATTTAGTTGATTCGATTCTTATGCAGTGGCCGCTGCAGTTTTGGTGTCAGCCTTGCGACGAACAATCTTCTTCTTTGGAACTGGGGTTGGTTCGGCGACGATAGGATCGATTTTGACAGCAACATCTTCCTCTTCATCGGAATCTGCAACTTCAACATTATCTTCCTCCTCCTCTTCCTCTTCCTCTGCATCACTTGTTGCCTGGGTATTAAGCTTATCGACCTCATCGGTAGATAGACTGATGTGGCAAGTTCCCTTGAGTGAACTCTTTGGTTTGACCACTGCTTGGAAAAGGCGCCAAGTGACACCGAACTTTCCATTTGCAAACCAGATTCCACCACACTGAATAACTGTGGCAATATTGACACCTTTTGGGATCAAAGACATCGGAGTATCATCTGATTCGGATGGATATAGAGGTTGGCCTTCCAAATTATAAATTTCGGTTTTGAAATCTCCATCCCAATATGGGATCTTGACGCGTAGAGTAGGGGAACGAGTTAGATCTGGATCACCAGTTTCCTTATCCTTTGGGTAGCGAAGCATAGGAGTGAACAATGCATCGACAACTTCTGGAGACATCTTTGGCTTATTGAACCAGTCCTTGGCATTGACAATCGCATCAGCCTTAATCTTTGCCTCGAACTCTACCATTGCATTGAGGAATGAATCGGTTGCAGGAGAAGACCACTCGTCGGATGGGAATTGAAGAGATAAATCATAATTAAACTTACCAGAGCCATCGAAATCATTTTCGTTGACTCCCCAAGTTAGCATAAGTGGGGTGGATAGATAAGTGGCCTTTGATGTTGACTTATTCAGAACACCAACACTCTTTCCTCCTGATGCATTCACCTTCGGTTTAGTGTATTGAACATCAGTTGCTGGTTTATAGTCGGTGGCAGGGACAATTACGGTTTGGTTGTTTACTGGCATTTTGTTAGTTACTTTGTTAGTTACTTTGTGTGATATACTACTTATATTTGACTACTATCTAAATCAATTTTTCGATTTAAGGCCTAAATTGGGTCGAAATATATTTATAAAAAACAAGTTGATAATTAGAATTTATGAAATTAGAATTTATGAAATTAGAATCAATACATCAATACAATTAGAATCAATACAATTAGAATCAATACAATTAGAATTTATGAAATTGATTCTATTTTCAAATAATAATAATAATCGTCCAGCACAACAAACTAATCAATGGTATCATACGACACAAAGAAATATTCTTCCAAACAGTTAGAAGTTGATATATTATTTGCACCAGATAAAAGGGGTATATCTGAGTGGGTTTCTCGCGATACGATTTCGGCGAACCATATTTTGAATTGGGGAAGTAATGGTGTTGCAAGACATGGTGTATATTTTGGAGACAACCGATATATATGGGAAAAGGCTGGTAAACGGAGAATCGAATGGTTGCGAACTACTGGATTTAGTGATAACCACTTGTACGGAGCATCGCGACCCATTCGAAAAGATATCCACGCACACCATAAATCTACTGGATGTGTTGTGTGTGGTAGCAATTCATCTTTAGTGACGGATCATAAAAATGACTTGTATAATGATGTTAAAGTCCTTTCACTTGAAACACAAACATTGGATGATTTTCAATGTTTGTGTAATCATTGTAATCTACAGAAACGACAAGTATGCAAGACAACGATGGATACAGGAATTCGCGTCGGAGCAAGTACCATTCCCTCGTTGGCTATATTCGGTGTAGATTTCACGCACGGGGATGAATCGTTTAATCCAGAAGATGTCGACGCAATGGTGGGAACATACTGGCACGACCCAATTGATTTTATGCGAAAAATTAAAAAGATTTAATTAGGGAATTCGGATGATTGTTATGTATATATAAATTGTTTTTTTTTGAACAAATGTGTATCAACTTATAGTAATTTGATCATTTTTTCATAATATTCTTCTGATACTTCGCATCCTCGGAAACTTCTACCAGTGTGTTTCGATGCAATTGCAGTAGTACCACTACCCAGAAATGTATCCATAACTACATCACCATAGTTCGAGTGTTTACGAATGAGCTCATCGAATAGAGGGAGACTTTTCTGTGTGGGATGGAATCTACTTTTCCCACCTTGAAGAGGAAATTCATATATCGCTTTATCGTACTTACTATTGAAGGTTGGTTTCCCACACTTGACTCCCAGTAAAGCAATTTCACGACAGTTAGTAAGATAATTTGTACCTGAATTGAGTGGCTGGGGATTGGTCTTAATCCATTCGATAAATCTAATTTGTTTGAATTTATGTTTCTCCATAAGTTCCTTTAATGGAGTTATTTTCCATATATCGAAGAATATTATCATTGTTCCGCCTTTGCGGAGTTTCTTGTAATATTCACCAATAAAGGAATCTAATTTTTCCATAGTAAAAGATGTATCCCAATCACCATACTCTGTTTGGACACTGTACTTTGCACCATAAATAGAGCCAAACTTCAGGTAATTTATTTTCATCGTTTGTTCGCTCATTGTGTTTTTTCCAATATACCGTTCTTTTACTATATCCCATTCCGATTCAGTTTTCACAAATTCAATCCCTTGCTGTTTATTGGATTGAATTTGTTTGTGTAAATTTCCCATCCCAGTTTCAGACGATGTGATATATGGAGGATCTGTCAATATTAAATCGATCGAATTATTATCAATCTTCGATAGGTACTCCATCCCATCCATACATTCGACTTTGATCGAATTCTCGATCGATTGTATTGGGGCGTTTGAAATGGTGTCATTTGAAATGGTGTTATTTGAAATGGTGTCATTTGAAATGGTGTCATTTGAAATATATTCTGTCATATTTTTGTATTTTATTTATAATATCCAAGATTTCAATCAAACCAAATCAATTTTTTACATCTACCAATTGAATGGCTTTATTCCTTGTAGGCCCAATTTCGCCATATTTACAAATGGAGCAGATATACTTTCCTTTTTGTTTTTTTTATATAAAAATTCACTTCGCATATCTCCCAATTCACCATTTGAATGACCGACAACCATACCCGCTATATAATCACATCGATTATCCGTTTGTTGTGGGTATTCGGCTAAACTATCGTGAAATTCATTTGTTCTGGTATGATTGTGTTCGATTGATCTACTCGCATTACGAGTCATAAATTTTCTATAATCCCAATTTGATTGAATATTGTTATTCACATGAACACTATCATGCTCGTCTTTTCCTGGATACCACGATATGCATGTATCTCTTTTACCAATGATATCGTTCATACTATTTTTCAATTCAACCCCATATTTGGACGATTTGTATTTATTTGTTGACATTATCGTTACAGAAGGATTAGATAATAACATATCAAAATGTTATTATTTATGTTTATTCAATACAAATTATTCTACTTACTACACATTCCAATCAATGCATCTTTCTTGAGTTTCATAAGACTGCTCATTGGACGCTGTGAAATATTATTAGATGTTATATGATTACACAACGCCGATTTATCCATTTCCATAAGATTTTCTATTTCGGTTGAATTTACACCAATTGAATTTACACCAATTGAATTTACACCAATCGAATTCGCATCAATCATATCATCGACTGGTGTCATATCTATTTGGATAGGTTCATTTATCAACATTGAATTATTAGTGGTGTCAATTATTTCGTCTACTATCACACCTGCATGAACCGACTGGGTTAATTCTGTATCAGACTCATCCGATACTAAAGATTCATCATCAGAATCGTATTCCCTCGACCCTTCATCTGTGTCCACCTCATCACTGTCGCTGTTGTTATTTACAATTTCCAAATTAATTCCCGATTTGTCTCCTGAAACTGAAATATCGATAAGACCATCGTATGTTCCATTACAACTATTCGCTTCCATATCCTCAACGACCAATTGTTCGTCGGTACATTCATCGTTTGACGCCATATTATGCATCATATATTCTAACCGAGATTGTTCTTCGTCATTCCGTTGAATATACATTTTAAGAATTTGTACTTGTTCAACACACATCTGTTCAACGACAGACACTCTATGTTTAAAATATACAAAAACAACACCTGAAACGAGGGCCGTTAGAGCAAAAGACACAATCATTGTATGGAATTCAATATTGAGAGAAGGAATCATTTTGATATTATATACTATACAACATCTAAATGTATTTAAATCGCTAAATGTACGCGATTTGTTACAATGAAGGGATCGACTTTGTGTTGTGTTTATTTTTTTTCTTTCCACTACGACAAAGTATACGTTTCATCGATTGAATTATTTCGTACGGAAATTCAAGTTCACGCATTACACTAGTCCCACCCTTAATTTGTGACACTCCTTGTTTCAGTTTATAAGTATATCCAATTTCACTGTTCCCAATCATATTTGTCTCCATATGATAATTATCAACTGGAATTTCTCGACTATTCTTAATCATTCTACATAATTCCAAATAATGTGTTGTAAGAACAAATGAAACATTGTCTTGTTTTGCCAAGTATGCAATAAATGAAAAAGATCCAGCGATCGCCTCGTCGGGATTTGTTCCTGAAAATAGTTCATCCATAATACAAAAATGCTTTTTAACAGATTGGGTTGTATCGTTATTGACAACACACGATAATATTTCTTTACATCGTCTGGCCTCTGCTTGAAATAAACTATCTCTCGATGATGTGTCTGGAATATTAATATAACTATGGAATGAATAAAATATTGGTGATTTACATGCATCGTAGAATCCACATCCAATCTGTTGATTGAGTATCGCATTAATGAGTGTTGATTTAAGTAGTGTTGTTTTTCCCGATGCATTCGGACCACTTAGAATCATGTTTGTATCCAAAGAATATGAATTTTTTACGACATCATTATCAGAAGACACAAGCGGATGATATGATCCAGTAATGTCAAGTTTACTATCAGACGACGTATCTATTTCACACATTTCCATTTTATGGGTACAGACTTGTTGAGAAATCGCAATAATATTTCCCACATATCCATTAAAACCAAACATATAATCAATTGTTTCCATAAACAAATCATTTGCGTGCATGAAATAAAATAATTTCAATACCATTCCTGTATCTGCATATCGACGATAACTATTTGAATTTGAACTAACCAGTTCGCTATTGGAAATAAAATCTTCTAATATATTCTTTCTCATTACAAGTTCATTTACGAACGACATATATGCAGAAGATTTGCAATTCGTGGTGGAAATTGTATCGATGAAACAATCGATATTTCCAATCGATATTTCCGCAAATTCTCTGAACAACCGAATATCGTCGTGTATAGATGTGAGGTTACTGTAATACCTGATACACGTCCGAATATTTGATATAATTTGCATAGCATACATTCCAATTGTAAATAGAACATA